GGTCAACAACGCCACGAAGACGGAAGTGTCAAACATAGAGGCCATAGTGGTGCACGATGGCACAACAGCATACATAACCACTTATGGAAATGTCAACACGGGATCAAATGACCTTGTGAGCCTCACAGCGGCCATCAATGGAGCAAACGTTGAATTGAGCGTGGCAGGCAATGAACCTGATCTGAGGGTGACGTCATACAGGATACTGTTATCAGACAGTGAATCAGCATCAACTGGTGACAACGTGAATATCGTTGGTGCCACAACAGTCAGTTCAACTGCCACAACAGTGGACTCATTCAGCAACTCCACCTACACGGGTGCGTTCTACGTGTTCACGGGCTACAACGCCACAGAGGGTGCGGCCAGCGTGTCTGAGGTGATGGTGGTGTCAAATGACGACGTGTACATAAGTGCCGGTCCCACTCTATCAACGAAAGGCACGGATCAATTGCAATTCACCGCAACACAGAGTGGTAGCAGTGTGACCGTAAAGGCGGCGTCGACATCGGGTTCAAGCACCACTGTGAACGGATACAGGGTACACATGCTGAGGGGGTCAGCGGGTGCCTCAACAGCGGACACGGTACTAGTTTCAACAGAGCAGACCATAACAGGTGCCAAGACATTCACTAGTCCAATCGCATTGACTGTTGGCAGTGATCCGATCAGTGTGGCTGACAAGGCACACATATACGCCAAGGACGAGTCATCAAGCGCAGAAGTCTATGTCAGGGATGAAGCGGGCAACGTTACAAAGATATCTCCGCACAACGAGGCGGGTGAATGGGAATACTACTCTATGAACACCAAAACAGGCAAGACCGTGAGGATCAACATGGAAGAGATGATCCGTGACATAGAGAAACTCACAGGAAAAACTTACATCAAGAACGATTAGACTATAAGATCTAAAATAGTCTGTAACTTACCCTTTATGGATTTGTTGTTAAGGGTGTTCCTCAGGCCCATGTGCAGGTTCTTGGGCCAGCATTCGAACGCGGTCCAGCAGTAGCCAGAATGTTCAGCGTTCAGTTGTGGTATGAATTCCGCGTCTATGGCCACTAGATAGGTGTGGAAGAAGAACTTCTGATCGTTTGAGGTAAACATCTCTAAGGGTATGACCTTTTTGAACTTGGGCGTGTCACCCACTTCTTCCTGTATTTCTCTTTTCAGTCCTTCGAAAGCACTCTCTGTGAACTTGCTCTTACCTCCAACCAATCCCCAAAGACCTTGTGTCTTCTTGTCAGTCCTCTGTAGGAATAGGAATCGTTTTGTAGATGTCGAATAGAACAATGCTCCAGAACAGACTATGTTTTCACTCATACTGTATTATAACAGATTAATTGTGTTTTATCAAGGGGTGGTGGCATCTGTGCTGGCATCATATCCAGTCGCTCCACCGTCTAGCACTATGCTCCAATTACCAGCGGTGTACACACCCTCGTACGATTTGACCCATTCCGTGCCATTGAACCTGTACTGTATTCCGGTGTTTAGGTTAGTCACGTAGTGCTGTGTTGAGTCAGGATTTGACGCATCAAAGGCCACGTTCCATTTGCCTGTTGAACTGTTGTACTCTATTATGTCTCCCACGCTAGCCACTAGTGTACCCCATGTGTCGCTCTGGTATGTTGCAGTACTGTCTCCCACATCATTGATGACCAGATACCTATCACCGTTCGCGGGTGTGCCTGGATTGAATGTGGCAGGGTTTATGATCTTCTTCACTGCAGTCAGTGAGTTAGTTGGGATGGTGTCAGAATCGATGCTGTACAACAAAATGGTGTCATCCAATGTGGTTGTTGCTATTGTACCTATGATTTCATTTCCGTTTGGCTGTTTCAATCTGATCTGTGATGTTCCATTTGTGACCTTGCCGTACTGGTCCAATAACACCTTCCAGTTGACCGCTGGACCAAATGTCTCGAAGGGGTCATAATTGCTTGGTGCGTTGGCTCCTGTGTGGAATCCATCTCCACCTGAACTGACATTTACCCCTGTGGTTCCCAACAGTCTTAATTGATTACCTGTGACTAGCAATCCAAAGTTGTTTGGTGTCACGTAACTTCTTGACATCAATTCACCATCGATCAATCCTTTGGCTATTCCGCCATCGTCGTCGTAGATGCTCATTATTATCTTCTGTATAACTCCCAGTTTCTTGACCTTAACAGGTGGTGACAACCATATCGGCATGCTGAATGTCAGCGTGGCCACATCTATTTCACTATCCGCTCCAACAGGTATGGTCCTCGAACTGAAGGTTACTCCTGTCAGCTCAATGTAGCTCAAACTAGTCCAATCTATGTAGTTGTCCGACTTCTGTATCTCGAAATCTGGGTTGAACAAATACAGTATCTGTTCCATTATTTGTAGTTTTTGATCTGTGTTTGAACTCCATATGTCCGCCGTGACTTCTAACCTGAACGGGGAAGGCATCACTTTCTCTATGGTGTATCCAGCACCCAATTGGTTGGTGTATTCACCTGTGCTCTCATTGTAATCACGTTCTTTGAGATGCTGTTTCTCTATGTGGTAGGGATTCTGCATCCTTTCTCTGTCGTAGTTCAGTTCTCTGACATAGCAGGCTATCTTTGGTGCGTAGGCCAATGCGTTCTCGGAGTTGTTACGTATGATGTTTGCCACCTGTCTGGTAGGATCACCATAAACAACAGGTACTGCTCTCAACTGTACGGTGCCGTCCGCTCCTTTGCCTGTTTCAACAGAGAAGTTGCTCAATACCCTAATGAATTGAGTGAGGAATTTCCTAACCTGTCCTTCGTAAAAATGTAGCATTCTTAATTGTCAGCCTTTGGTTTCAATGCGTCTGTGAGTGCCTGTCTCTGTTCAACAGTCAATCCATTAATAGTTGAACTGGTTGAGTTGTTCACAAAACTTGTCTTGTAGTTGGCACGTGAATCATTGTTTGTTGTAGTTATTCTAACCGAATCCTCTATTTTGACCCATCTGGTTCCATCAAAACGGAACAATCTGTTTGGTAGGTAATCCGTCCTTAGGAAATAATCTCCCTTGTCAACATTTGATGTTGGGAAAGATATTCCAAATCCTGCTGGATTACCGTTTGGTGCCACTCCGTCACCGTCCAGGTAGAAACCATAGTGTGAAGCGGCCGGTGTGTCTATGACAGCGTTCACTGATTTGTCCGAACTTACCCTGTCTGTGTCGTTCACGTTGTCGGTCCTGATGTTACCCCTCTCGTCGATGGGAGCCACGTAATACTGTTTGTAATTGAATCCTGACTTGGGAGCATCGGCCTCCGCCTGCGCCACGATTTGATCGTTGATGGTTTTCTCCCTGTTGTAGGTGCTCATGTAACTGGCCACAGATCCTGCCGTTGTGGCGTCTCCGATTATGTCCTTGAATTCCTGTGAATCCACCAGTGTCTTCATTTTCAATCTTAATAGGTGTGGCCACCATGTCTGTGAGAATCCTTCCGCGGCCCTGTTAACATCCTCTACCACGTAGTATCTTTTCAGTGCTATTGGTATGCTTTCATCTAAACTGTAATCTTCTTTCATGTGTGGAAATTCTATGACATCTCCTGCCATAGGTTTCCTGCCGATTCTTTCCACGATGTCATTCAAATGCACTGTGAGAAACAGTGTGTCATTCTGTAAGAACATACCAAACTGTGAGAGATTGAAATCAGCGTCCTGTACGTTATAGATACCCCTGACAACATACACGTCATCTGCATATTTCCTGTCTCGGTTCTCTAGGAACAGTAGATCTTGTATGGTCCTCTCGTTAAGGCTATCGCCCGAGTAGTTGGGCTGGGTGGGACTTGCGGCACCGTCCTTATTCGTGTCACCTTGATTGTATGGACCCAGATACTTGTGGAAGTGTAGATCAGTTCCTCCCACCGTGAACATCTCTTTTATGTTGCGGTCAAAGAACTTGTAATCGTTTCCCTTTTCGGGCTTGAAAATCGACAATCTAGGCATATCATACATATTTATTGTATAGTCGAAAGCAATAAATATGAGTATGTCAGAACTTCAAACAGGACAACAGGAAATATTTGATTATGTGAAGAACAACCTCGGTGAGGGCATGATCGACGTGGAATTGGACCCAAAACACTACCAAACGGCACTGGAAAGGGCCACCAACAGATATAGGCAGAGATCATCAAACGCTGTGGAAGAATCATACGCATTCCTAGAACTCAAGAAGAATCAAAATTCCTACATACTTCCAGATGAAGTGATCAACGTTAGGAATCTCAACAGGAGAACAGTGGGATCAAGGACAGAAGGTGGCGAAGGTGGAACCTTGTTTGAACCGTTCAACCTGGCCTACACCAACACCTATCTTTTGAGGGCAGGTGCCACGGGCGGATTAGCAACCTACTACGCTTTCGCAAGTTATCAAGAACTAGTGGGCAAAATGTTTGGAAGTTTTATACAGTTCCACTTTGACGTGGCCACGAAGAAACTGACCATCACGCAGAGACCAAGGGCCGACAACGAGACAGTATTGATGCACACCGACAACTACAGACCGGACATCACACTGTTTAAGGACATCTACGCCAAGCCGTGGATCAGGGACTACACCTTGGCCGTGTGTAAAGTCATGCTGGGCGAAGCAAGAGGCAAGTTCAACACCATAGCAGGTCCACAAGGTGGAACCACACTGAACGGTGACGCACTCAAGAACGAAGGCAATGCAGAGATGGAAAGACTTGACCAAGAGATAGGAAACTTCCAAGAAGGTGGTACACCACACAGTTTTGTTATTGGTTAATTCCGACCAAATCACATCTAAATAACACTGATGGAAAAAACCAATTACAAGAATTACTCTGACCTCACACTAGATGAATTAGAAACATTGGTCCAGGATCTCGAGAACATGAGCATTGTCGCTCTTAAACAGCGCAAGAAGGGATTGAGAATTTCCATATTAAAATCTGTCAAAGAAGCAATCAAAGAGATTGAAAAACGTCTTAAAAGATAGTATAATAAGACTATGCTGATAGGAGTAGTAGGATTAATAGGATCTGGTAAAGACACTGTCTCGAAAAGACTGGAAGAGAAGCACGGATTCCGTAGAGATTCATTTGCAAAAAGTCTCAAGGATGCTGTCAGTGCCATGTTTAACTGGGATCGAGAGATGCTGGAAGGCAACGGCGACGAGAGCAGGCAGTGGAGAGAACAACCAGACGAATTCTGGAGCAAACGGTTTGGCAAACCTGTGACACCACGTTGGGTGCTACAGCACTTTGGTACAGAAGTGATGCGTCAGAACATGCATGATGCCATATGGATTGACAGTTGTCTATCCAGATACAACGGCCGGCCAACGGTGATCTCAGACACAAGATTCCAAAACGAACTGAAAACCATAAAAGAGTACGGTGGCGAGATAATACTAGTGAAGCGTGGTGAACTGCCCACACGAGAGGCAATGCAGGCCAGGGGTGCCCATAAGTCAGAATGGGACTGGATGGGCTGGGATTTTGATCATGTCATAGAGAATGACGGCACTAAAGAAGATTTATTTGCTAAAGTTGACGAACTATTCGTCGGCAACAAGATCGCCCATACGCCATCCCAGCCTATGCACAGTGTCTAATCGCTGGCAGTTCGCACACACTGTCTTTAAATTGTTTGTTGAAGTATTACGCATATTGCCGTCCACAAACAACACATCCAATTGTGATACCTGCTGTGCTTTGAACCCACAAAGTTCACACTTCTTGTGTTTCCTGTATCCCGATCGTTGTAGCGGAGTCACACCCCCAACCCGTTTTCCTGCCTTTTTCCTGTTGCAGGTATCACATAAACTACGCCAATAGATCCTGCCATATCGCTGATAGGCATAAGCTCTGGGTTTACTCTTACACTGCCGACATATGGGTCTGTCCTTGTACCGCATAAGCATATTTACGTCGCCTATATAGGTACCTGGAAAATGGTAAATTTTGTCGTAAAAACCGTATGATTGAATAAATAACTCTGTATACGTTAAACTTGCAAGGAGAAAACGAAAAATGGCTTTAACATCACCAGGAGTAGAGGTTTCAGTAATAAACGAGAGTTTTTACGTACCGTCAGATGCGGGTACTACACCTCTTTTCATAGTAGCATCATCACAGGACAAGAAGAATGGAGCGGGAGATGGCACAGCGTCAGGCACAACAACTGCGAACGCCAACACTGCTTACCTTATCTCATCACAAAGAGAATTGACAGAGACTTTTGGAGATCCAAAATTCTACACAGACACAGCAGGAAATTCATTACACGGTTATGAATTGAATGAGTGGGGTCTACAAGCGGCATACTCATTCTTGGGTATAGCCAACAGAGCATACGTTTTAAGAGCCAACGTTGACACTTCACAATTGATTGGAAGTGCTTCGGCTCCAACCGCAACACCAACAGATGGCACATACTGGTTTGACCTTGCATCTACCAGTTACGGTATCTTTCAGTGGAGCAAAACTGATCAGAAATTCACAACAATCACACCAACGTTGATCACATCAGTTACTGACCTGGTAGGTAACGTGTCAACAGGTGCACCAAAAACATCAGTGGGATCACAAGGAGACTATGCGATCAACACCACTCATGTTTCTAACAAAATCTACAAGAAAACTTCAAGCAACACTTGGGTACAATTGGGATCAAGCGCATGGCACTTGAGCTTACCTGTCATCACAGTTGCCTCAGGAACAACAGTAACTAGTGGACACTCAATGAGTGTAAACGGTGTGAGTGTTTCTCCAAGCGGCACAGCACTTTCGGATGTGGCAACAGCATTCACCAATGCCAATGTACCTGGAGTATCAGCAAGTGTTAATGCAACAACAGGTAACTTAGAAATCTTCCATAACGGTTTAGGTTTTGGTGATTCAACTCAAGGTTACAACACAATTAGATTTGAAGCCGGCACAGGTACTTTATTATCTGACTTAGGAATCACAGCCAAAGTTTATAACGGTGTGAAATTCCTGCAGGCCAAACACACTAACAGACCAACATGGAAGACAGCGGACGAAGACAGACCCAACGGTTCGGTATGGTTCAAGACAACCAACGCCAATGCGGGTGCCAACATCGTTGCCAAACTTTACAGCTCATCGAGTGCTAGTTTTGGAACAGTTTCTGCTCCATTGTATGCCACAAACCACTCAGCGATCTACAACCTGGATCCATCAAACGGTGGAACAGGATTGACTGTGGGCACACTTTACACGCAGTTCAACATCACTGAACAATCAGTGGATGGACAGTCAGACACTACACCAAACGTGGGTGACTTCCAGTTATTCAGATACGAAGGTGGACAGACTATAATAAGTTCTAAGACCACACATCCAACGTTCACGCACAACGAGACATTCACAGTTAGAGAATCCGTGAAGAATCAAGAAGCGTTGGCGGCGGCCAAGACAGTTACAATCCAATCAAGTGATGGATCAACACTGGCTGACAAGGAAGACTTCGTGACAGCATTCACAGCCGCTGGTTTCACAAACCTAGAAGCATCTATAATCACAGCAGGTGAGTATACGGGTGCTATACAGATCAAACACAAACTGGGTGGTGACTTCAGGATGAACAACACATCAGGAACTCCACTAGATGACGCAGGTTTCGGTACCAGTGACGCGCACAGTTACGGTGGATACACCGCGAACAGCACAACACTAGTTGACAACTTATACGTGGCACCAACAGGTGACTCAGAAGACTCAACAGTTGGTAATGAGGTTATCGCTACAAACTGGAAGAGATTGAGCTACACTGCTTCAACAAGTGCTCCTACCAATGAGCCAACAGATGGCACACTTTGGTACGACACCAAGATTGACGAAGCAGACATCATGGTACACAACGGAACAACATGGGTTGGGTACAAGAATCAATACAGTTCAACAGATCCAAATGGTCCACAGTTCAGTGCTTCTGCGCCGACAACACAGTCAGACGGAACAGCACTTGTAACTAACGACTTATGGATCGACACAAGCGATCTTGAGAACTATCCAAAACTCTACAGATACAACACATCTGCCACTTTGAGTTCAAGCAACACGGCAAACCAAGTGGTTGTCACCACGTCGGGTGCGGCTTGGGAATTGATCGACAAGGCAGATCAAACCACAGAAGACGGGGTTGTTTTCGCAGATGCTAGATGGCACACTTCAACAGACAGGAATGCCAACAACAGCACACAGGCGGGCACTGCTTCAACAATCAAGAATCTTTTAAGTGACAACTTCATAGATCCAGATGCTCCAGACCCAGCACTTTACCCACAAGGTATCATGCTGTGGAACACTAGGAGAAGTGGTTACAACGTTAAGGAATACAGAAACAGTTACATAACAACGACTGCTTATCCTGGTTCGGGTTCATCAGGATTGGGT